CTTTCACTTGAGCTGGAAATTATCCCCTTCCTTTTCAAAAACCTCAATACCTGCCAGCAATGCCGCGAAGCTTACATGGCCCTAAAAGGCCAAGTCTTCCTCTCGCAGATCGAAGCAGTTTTAACCCGAATGGCTTGCAGCAAACACAAATTTATGTTTTCCAATTTCCTCGTTTTGAATAACGCGAAGTTTCGGAAATCTGAAGAAGTGGCACGTTGGATAAATCATTTATGAACACTGGAAAGCGTTGCATCGTTTGCAGCCTCCCCATCTTGACCAATCACATCATTGTCGGATTCCCCGTGATTAGAATTACCGACATAAATAAAAGTGCAATGACAGGAAACGAGTTGATTTGTCATGCTGATTGTTTTATGAGAAGAATGCAAATATCAAGTACAAAAGTTCCCATTTCAATTGTTCATCCAAATGGGAAAGATAATTGATATTTCTTTTTAAATACATATGAATCCTAATTGGGTTAAAGGTGTTTCTGGTAATCCAGCGGGTAAGCCCAAAGGCTCGAAAGATAAAAAATGGGCCAGCCTAGATCATTGGTTTGGTTTGGTTCAGGATGAGTGGACGAAATTGGAGCCCAAGGATAGGGCGCACATCGCCATTGATGCTTGGAAAGCTTTACTGGCAAGAAATAAGGTTCCTTTGACTCCACAAGAATCAGTACAGAATGCAGAAGCAGCAATGAAGCTTTTGAAGTTAATGCAAGAGGTAAGTCGGAATGGAAGTTACTCTGGAATTATTGCAGGAAGCACAACGCCTAGCCTGGACAACGGGGGATCTGAGTCACAAGCTTCTGAAGCCTCAGCACCAAGCGTATGACCATTTTTACCGAAAAAGGTTATCAAGAAAGTTTGTCATGGTGGCGGGAAGGCGTTGTAGGAAATCCACGCTTCTGCTCATCTTACACTCAGAGATGTGTATCCGAACCGCAGGAGTGCAAACAGCTTACGTCGCGCCAGTCGAAAAAGGACTCGCTGACTATATTAGCCCCATCATTGGCGTTGTGTTTAGCGATTGTCCTGATGATCTTTTGCCCAAGTTCAGAGAGAAGTCAAACGATTTACTTTTTCCTAACGGCAGTCGGGTCGTTTTTAATGGTTGCAATATGCGTCAGTATCGTTATATGCGCGGGCAAAAGCTCGCCTTGGCGACTGTTGACGAGATGGCGGAGGTAGATGACCTTGAAGGCGCGGTTGATGATGTTTTATTCCCAGCGGTCTGGGATTCTCACGGTGAAATGGTGTTGTCGGGAACGCCCCCAGTGGTACCGTCACCGGATCATCCCGTTATGCGATACGTTGAAACAGCTAAGCAAAATGATTCTTACTGGCACGCCACAGTTTATGACGCTGGATACACTGAAATCGAAATCGAAGAAGCCATGCGCGAGGTCGGCATAGATGGAAAAGATTCGACAAGATTTAAACGTGAGTTCATGGCAGAATTCATCCGAGACGAATCCGCTGTCATCGTCCCCGAATTTAACGATGGACTCCACGTCCGGTCAATACCAAGACCAGTTTACTACGACCTACTCTATAAGGGATCGGGATGTGATCTTGGGGTGGCTGACAAAACAGTTGAGGTCTTTGGGTACTATGACTTCCCGAAGTCCGTTGTTGTCATTCAGAAAGAATTTTATGTCGAAGGCGCGGAAGTTCGAACGGACATCTTCGCGACGAAGCACAAGGAAGCGGTTGAAAATCTTGGATGGAATCAACGAGCCACATATTGGTCAGACAATTCCAACCTCATGCTCCTCAACGACCTTGGAGCCCTCCATAAAATCTTTATCTCAGCCACAGACAAAGAAGACAAAGCCCAATGGCTGAATTTACTCCGAATAATGTTCAAGCAATCCAGGATCCTAATCGATCCTTCGTGCAAGTTATTAATAACGACCTTGAATGGCGCTTTCTGGAAAGATCCGCTCAAGAAAGATTATGGCCGATCGAAGGCGTTAGGGCATATGGACGCTTTGGATGCTCTGATATACTTCATCAGGAACCTCAACATGAGCGGAAACCCGTTTCCAATCAACTACGATCTAAGCCGGGGAATAATCTATGATTCGGCGGATCACATTTACCCAGAGAATTGGGACAAGATTCCGCATACTGATGAGGGCAGAGTTCTTGGAAAGATTTTTGACAAAGGCAGATTTAAGCCGGCGCCGATTCAGGATCCGGTAATAGGCGGACTCTAACCATGAACATAAATGACATTCAAGATCCGGATCCGACGATGGAAGCGGATGGGAAGACAGACGAAACGCAACAGGATATTGCAGACGAGGGATCAGAAGAAGAGAATCAACAAGAGCCGGACGAACTTCGGAAACAACTTGCTGAATACTATTGGTGCAAGCCCACGATTGAATGCGTGCAATCGCTTGTCAAAAAAGCGTCGGAATATTACCAGTACATCACGGCAACCGGAAAGATGGCGTTGTGGAGATTATGTTTCGAGCAATACAATCGGGGCTTCATCACTCTCGGATCTGTTAGCCGTGGAGGTGTTGAAGGAGAACTCCTTAACCTACCCATTAACGAATTCCGGAACATCGTGGATCATGTTATTGGTCTTACGACGCATGATAAGCTTGCGTTCGAGCCCCAGCCGGTCAACAACGATTACACCACGGCGGCACAAGTAACGCTTGCGAAAGGTATTTTAGGGGACTACGCAAAGAACAAAGGCATGGACGCGGTATGTGATCACACGGCGGAGAATGCGTACATCTTTGGTGAGGGATCGGTTGTGAAGTTGTTCAACGAGAACCTTGGAGACCTGAAGTTCGTTGACACCGACAACCAGAAGATTTACCGCAAGGGTGATATTCAATTTCTTGAAGTCAATCCCACCAATTTGATTCGAGATATTCACATTCAGAAGTTTGGGGATAATCAATGGTTCATTGTTCGGTTATTCGTGAATAAATACGATTTGGCTGCCCAATATCCGGAGAAGGCGCGCGAGATTTGCGAGCATTCTATCTCACAGGATTGGGACAATACGCGGATCACGGCGACGAGAGGGGAGAAGTCAGACTTGATCCCGTTGTTCCTGGCCTTCCACAAGAAGACGTCAGCACTTCCCTTTGGTCGGATGCTTGCTTACCTGGATGGAGACTGTTGGCTTGCGGATGGGCATCTTGAATATCGGGAGTTCCCGGTTTACACGAACATACCGGCACCGGTGGAGTCAATCAACTTCGGGTATAGCGTCGCCTTTGATCTTCTGCCGCTTCAGCAGGTTTTGGATATTATCGATGGTGGCTGCGCGACGAACCTATCAAACTTTCTCGTGTCGAATATTCTTGTGCCGGATGGATGCAATCTAGGCGTTGCCGATCTTATCGGGTCAATGAACTTGTTGAAGTTTAATCCTCAGGCTGGGAAGCCGGAGGCTTTAAACCTTGTGGAATTCCCAAAAGAAGCAGTCCCGTTTCGAGCGTTTATTGTTCAGCGGATGGAAGTCTTGGCTGGTATTAATTCTACGAATCGGGGACAAGCAGACGAGAAGATAACGTCCGGGACGATGGCTGCTTTGTATGCGTCACAATCGATACACTTTAATAGCCGGTTTCAAAAGTCTCACTCCATCTTTTGTGGTGCTTTGGCAACGGGAATACTTCACGATTTGCAAGATCATCCCGAAGATATCCGGACGGGATTGGTGGCTGGCAAGGGGAACAAATCCTATCTCAAGGAATTTTATGGATCTGACGTGAATATGATCGATCGTGTTACAGTTGTGGTCGGTTCGCCGTTCTCCCAAACGGATGCGGGCAAGGTTCAGATGGCACAGGATTTGATGGGTTCGGCCAAAGGACTTGATCCGCGCGAATATCTTGAGGTGATTGAGACCGGAAGTCTTGAGCCGTTGACAGAGGGGCCGCACCGGGAACTCATGTTTATTAAAGGTGAGAATGAAAAGCTTTCCGAAGGTGGAATGTGCAAAGCGGCTTTAACCGATGACGATGCGATTCACATCATGGAGCACAAGAACGTGATTGCCGATCCCGGGTTAAGATTGTCGAATGACCCTAAAGCGGCTTCTGTTGTCAACAATACGTTGACCCATATTGCAGAACATGAGAACAACTACGTCATGAAAATGAAAAATAGGCCTGTTTTGCTTCAGTTGCTGGGTCAAGCGCCGCCGCCCCCACCGCCTGGCGCAGTTCCACCGCCACCACCGGGAAAGCCTGGAATGCCTCAGAGGCCGCCAATTCCCGGGAAGCCCCCGATGGTAGGCCGGGCGCCAAACGTTCAACCTAGGCCGCCACAGGCAGCTCCAGGGCCAATTAAAAGACCTTTGCCAAAGCAACAGATGCCGATACAAGGCGGGATGAGGCCGACTGTGGCTGTCCCGAATGCCGCACAAGCTCCCGGAGGTCAACATGCCTGAAATGCCAGAAGGAACAAAAGCATTTGTCGTTCGTAGGGATGGGAAGATAGTTGACAGAATAGTTCCATCCGATCCGAAGAAGATTCACGCTGAATTGTTGATCCAATTCCCATCTCCGCAATTCACAATCCATTGTTTCAATGATTTTGAATCCCCTGAATTAATTAATCCATCAAAGGAGGGCACTCCATGCCCGATACAGCCGCCGCCCCCGCCCCCGCAATTGTCGAGCCCGCGATTGGAAACCCTGTCGGAACCGATGCCGGATCCGACCTTAAAGGCACAGCCACCCAAGAAAAGCCCAAAGAAGTTGTGGCAACCCAAGACGACCCGTACGAATTCGAGCTGGAAATTAAAGGCCAAAAGCAAAAAGTAAAGTTTGCCAACAAAGATTTACTAAAGGCGGCGCTTCAAAAGGCGACTTACGCCGACTCGATCATCAAAGAGGCGTCGCAGAAGGTTAAGGGGACTGACGCCTTGATGAAGAAGATTAGCACCCCCCAGGGATTGCGGGAAGTGTTGGCTGACCCGGCGATCAATTTGGATGTTAAAAAGTTTGCTTTGGAAGTTGTGAAAGAGATGATGGATGATGAGAAGTTGACGCCCGAGCAACGTGAGAATCGGGAGCTGAAATCGTATCGGGAAAAGAATGAAGCGGCCATAAAAGAACGGACGGAGTTTGAAGAACGGCAGAAGTTAGAAGAGAAGAACCGCGCGTTTGCGACAGAGATCCGGACAGAGATTATCGGGGCGATGAAGAAATACCCGGACATTCCGCAGACCCAGGCCACGATGGATGCCTGTATCATGAATATGCGGGCGGCATTCAAAAGATTCGGGAAACATTTGACGGCTGAGCAAGCGATGACGGTTTACAGCCAGCAGTATTGGACTTCGCTTCAACAGATCATTGACAATATGCCGGCAGATAAAGTTTTAGAACGATTTGGGAAAAAAACCCTTGACAAAATACAGCAAATCAAGCTAAATGAACTCAAGAAGAAGACTGACCCATCACAGAAACAAAGCACCGGTGATGAATCGATTAAGAAAAAGAAGCACTTGACCGAGAAGGAATTTGAGAAACACTTTCAAGGTCTCGCAGGTCTTTAACAGGGTTAAATAACCCGTAGATTTTTACTCGACTGTTTAAGGAGTAGGGCG